TAACAATCACAAACTGGTCATTAGAAACCAAATACCCAGTATTAGCTTCCCCGTAACCGTTTACATAATAGAGCATCTCAATTGAGACATCTCCTGTACCGATATAATCTTTGCCTGTATCAGCTTTGGAATCAGCTCCATCGAATACTCCTCCATTGTTCATTACTACATCAGTTAAGGTAAGGCCGTTATCAGCAACGTATTGGTTGTTTATAAACCCCTCTCTAAAGATAACGTCTTCTGCTGGTATCTGAGCATATTTTAAACTCATAATATAATTAGGTTAGTTTATACTTCAATCGCCTCGACTGGTTCTGAGTAATTCTTATAAGCCATCAACTCTTGATGCAACTTCTTTACCTGGCTCGGCAACAGACCTACTTCTGATGCTATTTTTGTATATTGCGGATCTACTAATAGTAAATCGTAAGCCTCTTTGACCCTGTTCTCAGTCATCGAAGGTTTAGTTGCTACCTCTGTTTCTGCTTTCGCAGTATCAGCGGTGATTGTCTCCTCCAGTATGTGTTTACTCAGAGTAGGACATAATTTTGCGTAATCCATTTTATTTTGGTTAAATTATTAGTCTTCAAATATTATTGCAACATCGAATGCGGTTCCATTTGTACCGTCAGTCATGTTTTGCGAACGTATTAAAATGCCATCATTGGCCCTTAATTCTTTACAAGTGTGTAGGTTCCTTGTGAAAAACGCTTTAGATGAAGCACACGACCATTGTCCTTCAATACCGTGCATACCGTCAGAGGAAGCCCTGTAAACTAAATACATAACTTCAGTACCTGCATCGTTAGTGGTATGATCCCATCTTAAACCTGTATTGGGTGCACCAAATTGGGACGTTTCTCTAGCTACAGTGACAACGTTTGTGGAAACATTTGTAACCCTAACTATCTCACCATTAATCTTGTAATCGCTATAAATCCACACAAGGTCATCAGTTTGGAAGTTAGACCCATCATCTACTGTCAAAGCCGTAGCTCCTTCATCCCACGCATTCCCACCATTCTTATCAGAACCTATAGTATAATTAATTCTATAAAGCGTGAACGCTATCGCTTTATTAGTGGTAGTTCCGTATAAATGATACCCACATAAGTTAAAATCGTCTGTAATCGTCGTTACTGGCATTATAACTTTCGGTTCACCCCAATAGTCCTGTGTAGTAGCAGCCCCGTTAGTTTCGTCCTGTGCGTTCGTAGTAACCGCTATCGGTAGGCCAGACACACCCTCACCGTCAGAAAACGGATAGGATTCCTCGTGTCTTTCTCTTGGAGAATGACCTATAAATTGCGCCCATTGGGTTCTCGTACCTGCGTCTACTCTATGCCCATCACCACCTCCAGAAGTACAATATGCAAACGCATTACCAGTAGCACCAGTCACTACCTCGTATCCTGTCGTAGTATTCCCTGAGCTTAAGCATTGATGAATCATATTATTGTCTGCCGCTGCATTTGAAAGATAAAATCCTCTACTTGCTGAATCGCCCAACGAATTACACAAATAAAGAAGGTTTTCTTTCGTTGCTATGTCGAAACCTGTGACTGTAGCGTTTTGATCTTTACATCTTACGAACGTGCATCTTACGCCATCTACGTCATAAGCTACGGTATTGTCCGTACTAACACAATCTTCAAGTGTACAACCAGCTCCTGTAACAGCAAAACCAATCTGCCCAGCCTGACTCACTGCCACACCTCGCACACGACAAGTAGCTCCTGAAACCGTAAGACAAGTCCCTGGGTTCGTGTTGTTAATCAAGACTCCTATCTCGCCCCATAACTCTACACCGTCTAAAGCAAGGTCTAATCCGTTTTCGTCATAAGTTCCAGCCTTAACACTAACCGCATCTCCCGCACTCGTAGCGGCTATTCCTGCTGTTATGGTAAGAAGCGGGCTGTCTGGAGATGTTCCGTCGTTGTCATTATCACCAGATTTGCTGACGTAATAAATCGCACCACCAAATAATGGTGCATGATTCAATCTCTGGTTGCTATCAACCGCATAATCTTCTGCTTCTGGTTTACCTGGTAAATTCATATTTTAATTGGTTAAGCTACTGCTACTCCAGCACCATTCGATAGAGGTGTCACGAAAGCGTAAAAAGCTATCGTTCCACTATCTATTTGCGCTGAACAAGTAAGAATAATATTAGCCCCTCCCACGATAATATACTCTCTCATCGTACTTAGAGCTTCGATGTCTGAATCAGGTGAAGCGTCATGCCATATCTCACCTGCATCAATATCTGTTGCCAAGGTAGTAGCAATCATTGCGTCCGTGCTTCCAGCTACTCCTACCTCAACATTACCTGCTGCGGCAGAAGCTACATTAACAGAACAAGCAGCTACGATTTTGACAATAAGATTACCTGTAACGGTGAAAAGATTTACTGCTCCTGTGTCGTTTGCGAACTCGAGAGTCTTTGTTGCTGCCGCCGCTGGACCACCAACTGCCCCATAAATAGCACTTACTCTTGCATAAAGAGAGTTCCCCATTGTATCTGTCTTATTACCAATAACATCTCTCATTTGACTGTTATCAGCCGAGTTTTGAGTAGGCACATCATGGAATCCGTCAATCGTAATCCCTGCCGTTACGTTCTGTTTGGCGTAAGCCATCAACGATTCCTCTGCACTCACCGTGCCTGCTGCTGCTGCATCAGTTTTGTTACCGACTACATCACGCTCCTCTATATTAGTCGTTGCGTCCGCAGTTTGAACGTAATCTTTTGAAGTTAAATGAACTGTCATTTTTAATTAGGTTAAATTATTAGTACATTTGCTTTGCGTATGCTGTCATTCCACCATCGTTATTTCCACCCGCTGTGGTGTCCTTTACTCTTAAATATTTAAATGCCACTGGCGTATCTATAATCCATGTGCTTGTCGCAGCCACACTCGCTACCCCTGTCAAAGCTGCTGTAACATCCTGATAAGTACAAGAAGCTGCTGCCGTTCCATCGTCCTGGCAAGTACCTTCTAAGGTTATTATATGTGTATCTCCACCACCTGCATCGACTGCTGCTATCTCGATTGTTATAAATTTATACCCAGACATATCGTAATAAATATACTGAGGAGTAGCATTCAATACGGTTGTAAGAGCGTTTGAAGATGGTAAATACTGCTGATTCAAAGGTGCTACTTCGTAAACTTTCTGTGAATCTGTACCTGAATCGTATCCGTCAGCTTGGACTTTAACGTGTCCGTCTACTGTAGATTGAAGAACCGTAGCATCTCCGTCTGTGTAAGTCGTTCCTGCTGCTCTGTATTCGCCTCCGACTGGTACAAAGTTAGGTGTAGCTGCCATTGCACTCTCGTCTATCCCAATATCAACGATACTTGTCGCATCGCTTAATGAAACTGTTAATGGATTACCTGTACCTATTACCGCAGTTCCATCTGTTAGTTCAGCGAATACTGGATTAGTAGCCGACATTGTTGCTCCTAATACCTCAGAAACTCCTGTGTATAACGCTCCTGCTGCTGATACCTGGAACGGTGCGTAATCCCCGTCTGTACCTGCCAAAGCTGCTAGGGAGTCATTTCTAACTGATAGTACCTGATTACCAATATCTCCGCTTACATGAGCAGAATCTTCAGCATATTGCCCTGAACCTGTGCCTGTCGCAATCACCTTCAAGTTGCCTGTCTTATCTAGTAAGAGTGGTGATCCAGATGAATTTATAAGATTCGGAGGACTAGCCATATATCTAGCTGGCATTGTTGTCATACCATACTCATAATTAGCTGTGTTAGGTGCTAATACTTGAGTCCTATTGTCCGTTACTCCATCTTTTATCTCAACAGCTCCAATCTGAATATCTGAGTTTAAGACTATTCTTCCCTGAGCATCTAATAAAATAGGTGCTGCATCTCCGTCATCATAAGTGGTTGGAGTTGCCATATACTTACCTCCGATTGGTAAAAGTCCAGTAGCTGTGCCAAACGCTTCATTCATTATAGGAACGCTTGTACCGCCCACTTTGGTAACATCTACCTTATCTCCTGCTCCACCGCCTGTAAGGGTCGTTTTTACGTCATATCCTGCCGTATCATCAGCAACTGTGTCTGCTGCGAGTCCCCAGATTGCTCCGTTCTCATGATCGATGAAGAATTCACCGTTAGTCGTTAGATGTAAAGCCATTGCCTCAAACTTCTGTGCGAGTGTCTTTTTATAGAGACTGTTTACAAAATGTTGTCCAGGATTTTTAACCTGTGTTGTTAGAACTGTTCCAGTTACGAATGCGAAACTTGTGTCGTTAGCATTTGCTACTGCTGTTCCTAATGAGTTCAGGATCCCGTCATAACCTAGTTTTGCGTAGATTAGAGTTCCTGCCGCTTGACCAGTAGCTGATGTTTTCACCCCCGCTAGATTGTAATAGAACGTAACTGTTTCTGTAGGTACTGTATAAACTACAGAAGTATTGTCCATATTATCTACTGGCATTGGAGTCTCAGCTCTAATATCATCTTGGTTTCCTACTAATTGTCCCATGTTAATTGTGTTAAATAATAGTTTTAATCCCTCTCAGGGGGAGCTGAGAAACCTCAGCCCCCTCCCCTATAAGAAAGATTAACTTGCGTAAAGTCTACTAACTTGCATAGTAGGGGATTTTTCTGTCAGTACCGTCAATATCCACAAGTAGATACCCAACTACTTGAGCGGGAACATCACCGTTCGCTCCTGCAGTTGCAGAAGTAACAGCTGTTGACCCACTGAATTTCATATAAGGTTCGTCAACGTCTGCTTGTTCAATTTCAAGAACATGTTTAGCTGAAGTTGTCGAAGCGTTTGTGAATACTGCAACTCCTTGAGTGGCTGCAGCTTTGTTTACCGTTACATCTAATCCGTAAAAATCATCTGTCGTAGTAGAATCAAATCCACCAGCCGATAGAGATATATCACCGTTAGTAACTGTTAATGCTGTAGTTCCAGCCGCAGATCCTGCGAGTGTCATTGCCGCAGCAGCAGTAACTAAAGTAGTAGCTCCAGCCGTTGAAGACTGTAGATACAACATTGAAGTCAATGTACCGCCTACTGAGATTTGGAAATCAAGTTTACCATCTTCAGTAGCAGCCGTTACGTCTATTGCTGTAGCAACCATAGATGCGTAAATGTTGGTAGCATCAGCGTTATCAAGACCGACCATGTTGAATGTGAAGATCACATCGTTATCAGCCGCACTTCCAGTTGATGTATGTTGTGCTAACCATTTCACACCGACTGCTGTGTCGTTAGTGTTGTAGGTCGCAAGAGAATAACCATTAGCATCAACGACAGTTGTACCTGCTCCTGACCCTGTTATGTTTAGGGCAGGTGCGGTAGAAGCTCCGCTATTAACTGAAATAGTAATAGGATTGTTGGTCATTGTCGAAGCTGCGTATGTGAATTCAGCTAGGTAAGAAGTAGCTGCCGCAGGTGTAGAAGCTCCAGAAGCAACTCTCAATAATGAACTTCCAGCCTTATTAGCTGCTGTTCCATTAGTAATTGCTACCACCGATTTAGTAGTTTCCTTAATTCCTGAACCAGTGAATGTTACATCTGAAACTGTAGTAGAAGCACTTGATACAGCTAATGCAACAGCTCCTGTAGCTGAATGAGTAGCTTTCAATGCGTTACCAGTTCCTCCTGAATCCATAACGATCTCAATACCGTTAGAAGTTTCAGTTACCGTTCCAGTGGTTTGAACCTCAGCGTAAATCGCAGAACCAGTAGTTCCAGCAGTTCCAGCAGTTCTAGTGGTAGCTTTGATAACCGATAGAGTATCGAAATCATCAGCAGTTGATCCACCAGTATTTACTGTTCTTGCAGAACTAATAGAAACTACAGCTCCAGTCTTATTGACCGCAGAAGCGAGTACCGCTGCTGTATGAACAAACGTAGCTACTGTTCCAGAAGTTAATGCACAATCATTACCAGCGTTCTCTACATACAAAGCACTACCAGTTGTAGCAGTAGCGTCTGTAACAAGGTGAACACCTTTACCTTCAGTCAGTCCAGCGAATACACCGTATACACCAGTACCAGTTGTCATTCCACTTGGAGTGATTGTCATAAACGAGCTTGTGGTACTACCAGTCCTAACACCACTTCCAGCTAACACAATAACCGCAGCCGAAGTAGCTGTGTTATTAGTTACCGAAAATGTAGCTGCATTATCAGCGTCTGTAATAGAGAGTGAACCATCACTCATTGCCATATCACCTGCTGTGTAAGTAAATGCACCTGCTGTGATAACTAGCGCCCCATCACTCAAAACTACATCACCTTTAGTACAAGTAATAGAAGCAGTACCCTCAGCATTACCAGCGATTGTCAATGCTCCGTACCTTTGTACTTTGAACACTGAACTCGTACCGTTTATGAAATTCAAATATCCACCATCACCAGAGAATGAAGCTCCGTTATCTGAATCACCGTAAATCAATGAACCAGAAGTGAGATCATCAGCCGTTACTTTAACACCACCTCCACCTGTACCTGATGAAGTGATATTCAATGCGTAAGTAGCTGTATCACTTTCAGTAATAGTAAGTTGACCATCGTCAACCAACGCATCACCGTCTGTAATCGTTAAGACATCAGTATCAGCCGAACCTGTAATTGTTACTGAAGCTACCGCTACCAATGCTGGTGTAATAGTTACTGAACCAGTTGAAACGTCACCTATATCTATAGTACCTGCCGCTGTTGCGTTAATCGCTAGATTAGCCGCAGCAGTTAAGGTATCACAACCTGTTACAGCAGTGAAAACCGCTGCACCAGCTTTACTAACATTCCAAGTATCACTTGTTCCATTTACATCAGCACCTGTACCTGATGTTGTAATCTGAAGCGTAGCCCCAGATCCAGTTGCGTTAGTCAATGTGAACACATCGTTTGTAGCATGTGTTCCGTTGAATGCTAGACTAGCTCCGTCAATAGTCAAAGCCTTATCAGAAGCATACAACCCGTCCCATGACGTAATCCCCCCTCCTCCTGAGAAAGAAGCCCAAGTCGTCCCATTCCAATTCTTTAATGTTGTGCCTTCCCATGCAAGCGCACGAACATCAGAAGTTAGATCAGCCAACGTAGTCGCAGGATTCCAAGCTACAAAACCGTCAGTTGAATCGTTACCTTTAATAAGGTAATTCCTGGCAGTATTTCCGCTCTTTCCGTTGATCTGTTGGCATATTACTTTTGCCATATTTGCTTTGTGTTAAATAATATTCTCTCCAGATGTTTACCTTAAGCAATTCAAGGTAGACATAGGAGTTGCAATTTTTAGCAGCTAGGAAGGAGGGAAATTGCAGTAAACCTCTTTTCGCCTAAGCTATCCTAGCCACTTGACTTTAAGTCAATTTCTATGTATTGTCGCCTTCACTTCCTACCCAACTTCTCATGTTATTAGCTCCACGATCTGCGAAGTAATAAACTTGTCTACGGTACTCTTGTGTATCGTAATCGAGTTCTGCTGGTAGTAGGTTAGGTTTCTCTGACCATCTCCATTGAAGACCGAATTGTGAGTTCTTCTTTGAAGAGTCAAACGCATACCAATAAGCGTCATTGTCCAAATACTTTAGGAACAAAGCTTTCGGTAGTCCTACTTTAGCTGCTCCATCGTTCTCATCACCTCCAGGGATATAATTCCTAGAGATCGCTCCCATTAGTTCTTCGTATCTATCCTGAACACTAGAGCCTTTCTTAGCTACGATACAGTCTAGATTGATACCTAGTGGAAGTCCTTTTCCATTAACGATTGCTGTTGCTGTCTTTCGAGCTGCTTTAAGAGCGTCATACTCGAAATCCATGTTGTAAGTAGTTCCATCGTAAACGATGTTGTTCCATGCTGTACCTCCGTCTTCTCTTGTGTGAGAAGCTGAGAAGTAAGCTACTGTATCTCCACCTGCTGTTGATACTGTTTGTGAATCATCATCTGTATAAGATGTTGACCATGCGTTATTAAGCATGTCTGCAGCGCAGGTTTCAATGTTGTTGTCAACTGCGTCCATCATTCCTCCTACGAAGTCTGTAAGTCTACGAGCTTCGAAGCCGAATTTCCAAACGTGTTGAGTAATTTTGTCGCCATAGGCGTACTTTTTCTGTGTGTAGGTTTGATCGAATCCTTGAATTGGAGCGTCATATTGAACACTTGCGTTCTCAGATGCGAATTTTGCCCTACCTCCTCCAACGATTGAACTGTCTTTGTCATAGTATGATGAAGTGTTCTCTACGTTGAAGTATTTTTCCATCTCTCGCGGTACATCAGCTCTTTGGTTGAAAATATCTTGTATACTCTCATCCACTAGATCACCGAATGCCCCGAGGGTTGCTGGTGTTGGACTCATAATTTGAGTGGTTAAAAAATAATATTAGTTAGCTACTGCGTCATTTGCACCCAAGATAAACCCAAGCATTGTTTTGCCTGCAGCATTATCAATAGCTAGGTTACGAACCGCTCCTGCACTTGAAGTGTCAATAGTGGTTGAATTAGCAACTGTTGCTGAATCAGTAAGTTTGTTGACCTTTCCAAGCATCGCCGTAGTTGGTGTACTTGTACAGTCGTACTTCCATACTTGACCCCTAATTGGAATAACATTGACGTAGACGTCTGCAGTTCCTGGCGTGCTTGCCACAACTCCTGCTACGTCTTCAGCTAAAAGAGAAGCTGTACCACTAATAACTGGTGATACTGCTGCTCCTGTAGACACATCGTAGGCTACTAGCTCTCCTACGGTTAGACCAGAACTTGCACCACAATACATTGGCACAAACTCTGTATCTCCTTTTACACATACGAAACTCATAATGTAAAGTGTTAAGAAATAATGTATTTCTCCTTTACAGCTACAAGTCTTTCGAGTTATTGAGGTTTATACCATGAAGTTTTCTTCATCTGGTCTTCAACTTCTCGGGCTAACTGTTGCTGCTCAGGAGTTCGTTTCCCTGTTGGAGTGGAAACACCTCCTAACGCACGATTCCCAGTCTTGGCTTGTTCAGCTAGGTTAGCTTTCGCCATGCCTAGTGATTCGCCTTTAGCCTTTGCAAGTTCAGAATTGTTGTTCAAGTTGTTATGTGCCCTCTTTAAGATTTTGTACCAGGTCTTTGGATCAGTTGGTCTTGAGTTGTACAAGGTTAATTCTTGCTGTAACTCTGTCCACTTTTTGTCTGAATCACCATCCCCTATCTTATTGTACTCAGGATGTTCTGATAAGAACTTATTAAGTGAGTCTTCTTGAGTCTGACTGTAAGTTCTAACCTGATTGTCCCGCTCAATCTCCTTCTTGGTAACAAATCCTAACTTCTTGGCTAACGCGTTGAATGCTGCTAAATCTGCATCGGTTATTGGAATATCTGCGTCCGTCTTCTCTTCGATTGTTTCCTTCATGGTTTTGAGTTCATCCAATTCAGATTTCAACCTAAGAGCTTCTGCCTTTGAGCCTTGAAGTTGTTGCTTCCATCTTTCTTCCTTGTCATCAGATGGTGCAGGTTCTTGGTCTTCGGCCTCTCCGTTGTCTTCAGGTTCGGTTTCTGGAGTTTCTTCTGAAGTGGGAGCTTGCTCCTCTTCCGCTGGAGCTTCGGGCGTTGAGTTTTCCTCTACGGGGTCAACGACTTCTGTTGGTTCTGCCATTTTTTTTGTATAGTTAAGGTATTCTTATGTGTACAATGATTTCTTGTAATCTTCCAAGGTCTTGTCATTAGTGACCTCACCTCCGATACTTGGTAATCTAATACCCTTCTTGTGAGCGTTGGAGATTATGTGATCCTTAATCCTCTCTAACATATCAATCGTTTTAGGTAACTCCATCTGTAGCGAAACATATCTTATATCTGGCACTACATGCTCGAACCTTTTAGGATTACCTTTCTCATCTGTAGCTGGTCTTCTTAATCTGTTGTCGTACTGCTCCCTAACTTCCTTCTTCCACTCTGTTGAATATTCTTCTGGTATCTTAATGTAAAGTGCGTATCCTCCGAAGTCCCTTCTCCATTCGCTCCTTCCGACCTCGAAATGATTCAACCAGTTACCGAAATTTATTCTCAACCACTCTATTACTGGCGGTGGTAACTCCATATACTTATCGAATTCATACGTTTCTTCCTTCTTAACTTCCTTCACTTTAATCTTTTCCGCTGGCTCCTTCTTCGCTGCCTCCTTCTTGTTACAGTGGATTAAATGACCCCTGAGTTGAGTTTCTTTTTCAAACCCTTTTCCGCAATTTTTACAGATGAACATAGTGTTTGGTTAATGATTTAATATATGAATCCTGACTTGCTTGTTCTCACTCCTGTCGATTTACCTTGTGCATCCAGATACCTAGTGACATCAAATGCGAAGTTCACCATCTCTCCTGCTTTTATATCCTTATGTGCTTTTACCGCTACCATTGCTTTACCACTCTTAACCTCTTGCTCATCTACTACTGCGAATGTCTCTTCTGCTTCGTTCGCTGGCATACATTCTTTCACTACATACACCATGTCATTCACATTTACCTTCGATTTCTTACCATCTATCTCTATCTCTATAATTCTATCTCCTACTTTCTTAATGTTGATGGGGGTTGCCCCTCCTCCTATTGTGTACATATTAGTTGCAGTAATATTTTATATTGTTCTCAATCTCTGATACTAAATCCTTCATTTTATCTCTCTTTCCAAGGTTATAAGCATTCTGATATGGGTCTGGATCGAAGGTAAAGTCCTGATCCTGTTGCTGCATTTCCTTCAACACTTCCATTAGGATTGTGAATGCTCCACCCTGATACGCCTTCTTAACTAATTTCTTGTCTATCATAGTGCTGATTCTGGTGATTGAACTCCTGGCTCTGTTGCCATCTTAGCATCCATCTCTGCTATCTTAGCCTGATCCATCTGTTCCTGTGTTTGTTGTGTTTGTGCCTCTTGTGCTTGTGCTTCCTGATCCATTTGACCTTCAGCTTCTGCCGCTTCCCCTGCTGCTTCCTGGTTCTGTTGGATCTGTTCCTGACTCATCATCCAATCTTCAGGTTTCTCCTTCCTACTCTTCAAAAGTCTCTCCTCTGCTTTGAATATATCTGTATAAGGCATTTGAGCTATTATGTTGAATGTTTCAGCTATCTTAGCCTGTTCCATTGAATGACTAACTGGAATTGTCGAGAACGCTCTTACCCTTACATCGAACTCACCTTCAATCTCTGCTGGTAAGATCTCCATAAGTTTATCCTGTTCAGAATTCTCATACTCACCCTTCTCATCCTTCTCAACTCCCAACCTTTCCTTTTTAAACTCATTCCTAAATACTTCACCAGTTTCTTCAATCTCTGGAAACTTCTGTATGAATTCCATACTATTAGGCCCAAGCTCCTGCTTAGCTTGCATATATTCCTGGTGTAGCTCCTCATCAACTATCCCTCCAAAGTCATCTACTATTCTTGTAGTTGTTTGTGGTCTACCGTAAATTAACTGAATTAAATCTATTCTAAGTCGTCCTTGTCGCTCTAATGCGAACTCTATGTTCTGTAATGGTGTCTGTAAGCGTCTTAGACCCGCTTCACGGTTCAAAACGGCCTCACCTAATGTTTTACCTACTTGCTCGCCTCCTAGGGCTTTAGTTACGCCTGAATATTCATCAGCCTTGTCTTCTATGTACTGAATCAAATCTAACGCCATATTAGTTGGAGGTGGTACTTTCGGGAAAACTATCTTGTCTGCATCCCTTAGTTTTTTAAGTTTAGGCTCAAGTATCATGTCTGCTGCTGTAACATTTCCGACTCCACCGTAGAATCCAGCTCCACCGATTGCGAGCATAATCTGGTTCTGGGTCATATTTGTAACTCTGTTTAACATTTCATCTGAATTCTCCAATATCTCTGGTAATCCTATACCGTAGATAGTTTGTTCGTTTCTCATCTTCCACATCGCTATAACTAAACTTAGTTTGTTGTTAAGTAGAATCCCTTTATGAACAAGAACCCTTCCATCGGTTATTATGAATTGGTTACTTTCCAGATCTTCGTAGAAGTATAATCTTACCTTATTACCTGGTATGTCGTTAGAAGTGTCTGCTTTATCCCTAGTGTAGTCATCTGCCTGGTTGCCGTCTGTACCTAGAACATACTTAGCTTCTGGGTACTTTTCCTCTGGATAATCTAGTTTGAAGGTTGAAAGGTCATATACCTCTGTCCAAGCCCAATCTCTAATAGAACTCTCATCGTAAGGTTTAGCTCGGTTATCTATCCAAGCATCCCTAATAGGTAATGTTTCGAAGTAAGGTTCATCATTATCAACAACCTCTACTGTCTCAATAATATGTTCACCCTTATCAGGATCGTATGAGGTTATTCGTGGTACTTCTCTCTTTCTGTACAAGTGGTACTCTCTACCTATTGCTGTACCATATTTAGCTACTGTATTGATAAATTTAATCAACTGTTGTCTCCCTTGTCCTTTATCCCAACTTAATCCGTACAAAGCTTCTAGTATTAGAGTCTTGGCTTCGAACTTCTCTGTTCTAGCTACTAACTCAACCTCTGGATTCTTTGCTGCTAGTATCGAAACTGCTGTATCTATCTTACCCAAAATCAACGGATGTGAGTTATCAGCCATCCAAGGTTGCATCTCTATATCGTAGAACTTGTGAGGTAATGCTACAAAATCCGCAAAGTCCCAAGTATATTCAACAGACCTAGCTTGTGGACTCATGTCGTAAGGATTAGCCATAATCCCAGCTCGGTGCTGCTTCAGGTCGTTTATTCTCTGCACTACGTCTAAAACTAACTTCTTATCTTCTTTGGAAGGTTTATATGCAGGGATCTTCTTTGAATCTTTCTCTAAAGGCATGACAGATTAGTTAAAATTCTAATTTGTCGCTGCCTATTGGCTAGTCAACTGGGAGCATTATATATCATTTCGCATTAAAAGTAAACCTAAAACCTTATCGACTCCTGTACCTCTATCGCTCCAAAAGGTTTACCATCCTTAAACTCTAGCTCTCTCAACTTACAAAACGGATGTAATTGAATGTAAGCTATCAACTGTAACCAATGGGGATCAGTTACATTTACACTAGGATTGAGGATTACCTTAGTTTGCATGTTGTATAATATACTTTATGTAATTCTTAGACTTAACCTGTTAAACTTAACTTCCTCCAGTACGAATATCAAATTCTGGGCTTCTGTTTTGTCAATGGTACGAATAATGGTTCTTATATCCTCCTGTTGATTTCTTGTTCCAGGGGGCGTGTGGATCGTTTTCGTATAGGTTTGGTACTTCGGGTCTTCTTTCTTCTATTGAAGCTTGTGGTAGGCTCATTAACAGGTATCTGATCGCATCTAAAGTATGGTCGCTTCCTGTTGTGTCTAGGTCTTCTACCTTTCTTTCATCGTGGACTGCTGCTGGTATATCTTTAATTAGTTGAGTACAAGTATCGAATATGAATAGTTTGTTTCTCCTGAATCGTTCTCTTAACAGATTCCAGCCTGGTATACGTTCCTTATTAGCTTGAGAGATAGGCACTCCTGTATCAGCCATTATATCGTGTCCGTATTCTCCTGTATCTCTAGTTTTAGCGAACATCTCTGTATCTGCTGCGGTATACTCTACTTCTTCATCTTCTGATGTCATCTCCATTATTCTATTCGCTAACATCTCGTAGGTTAGTCCTGTTTGTAGGAGTTCTCGGTAGATGTAGATATTATCATCGTAATCGACTGCACCCCATATACAAGCACTGGGAGCTGTATAACCGTAATCTAATCCTCTGACTCTCCTCCAACTACTAGGTATTTCAATAGGTCTGATGACGTGTACATCTCTGATAAACTCTGGGAAGAACTGACCTGCAAATACATCCCAATCTCCATCTCTCCACGCTTTTCTAAGGTTGTCTGGTAGTCCATTCAAGAAGTCTACATAACTAGGATCGTTCGTCATCAAGGTAGGATTGTCGTCTACTTTAGCAGGTATGAATATCCTAGTTCTACCTGTTTTGTCGTCTTTAAACGGTTCACCCCACTTCCCTTCATCTACGAATCTTTCTTTTACCCAAGCGTGTCCTATCCCTCCAGGGTTACAAGTAGCGAATATCTGGGCTTTTAAACCTGGTACTGTACTTCTGCATGAACTGATTAGTTTCAAATAACGCTCTACATCTGGTATCTGGGTCAATTCCTCTATCAACATTCTGTGGTACTCATGCCCCTGATATTTAGTATAAGCCTGGTCGTCTTTCAAATGTCCTGTTCTTATAACCGCACCACTAGGGAATTTGATTATAGCTGGCTTACCTATTATCTCTACTCCTTGTCCGTTGTACATAACATTAGCCCTATCCAACCAATCACTCAAATCATCTGCGTTCTTTCTAATTACTAATGCTCTGTACTTGGGGTTTTCAGTATCCCAGGTCAACCAAACCAATCCAGCATCAGTTTTGCCTCCGCCTCGAGCGCCTCCATAAAGTACCTCAAACTCACGTCTTCGTAATGCTACTTCCTGTCTCGGATGAGGTTTCCAATCCATGTCGTTCAGGTTTATATATTACCGTCTTCTCCAAGTTGATGTTCTGGTCTATTTCTTGCTTCTGACTGAATTCATTCTTCCTTTTTCTTTCTAAATACCATTTAGCTGACTCTGGTTTCTCTAGGTCTTCCACTACTGTTCTTCTAGCTTTTAGAACAGGTCTATCCTTGAGTCCCTCCTTTCGGTCACGGAAACCAGGAGTACGTTTACAATACTCGTATAATGTTTTCTTAGGTATCCCTGCATAAAAACATGCCTCTTCGTCAGTTGCACCAATAGCAAACATCTCTTCTAGTTTCGTAACTACTGACTCTGTCATAACAGTAGGTCTGCCACCTTTATTTTTCTTCTTAGGAACCATTGTGTAATGTTAGTCTTCTAGTCCAATTGCATCTGCTACTTCAATCAAAGCTTTCCTGTCTGTGAATTTATCTGATCCGTGTGCTTTGAATTGAACCTTTAACTCGTCTAGGTAATTAGCATCTATTTCACATACTACCTCTGCTTGACCTTCCTTTTCTGATAAGGAAACTAATTTCTTGTTGATGGGTTCTAGTAGTTTGTTACCGTCTGCTTCTGTTTTTGCTCTAGCTATGTTTGATTCAGGATCTTCCTTCCCTTCAAGTTCTTTAAACCTTTCAGTAAAAGGAGCCATTATATCTCTTGCTTCTTTCTGTAGTTTTTCAGTCTTGTCAAAGTAAGGCTTACATGCTTTCTCCAATGCGTCTACTGCACCATTGATCTTTCGTGTGCTTTTGAGATCTGGAAGTTCTTTCGGAGTGAGGCTGTTCATTACAGCGTACAAGTCGTTCATTCGGACTTGCTTGAGTTTGATTTCCATTTGTACTTGGTTAAAAATTTATAAATATTAAATGTGTTTATCTAGTCTAAAATAAAATACTGACTCACCGTCTTCATCTTCTTCTATATGATTCAAATTCAATACAAATCTTTCCCCTTCATTTACGTTTGATAATCCCCAATTTTCAATCGTCTTCTCTTTTTCCTCGTCGTTCTTTACGCTCATTCGCATAAAATAATTTCCATGTTTTTCTGCCATACAATTTTTGGTTATGAATTAAATTTGTTTAGCTGATCTAATAATTTATCTATCTCTAATTTCAACTGTTCCTTGTCTAGTTTCTTAGGTTCTTTCTTAGGCTTAAGTGAATTAACGAAAAATACTAGGTCTTTTACAACGCCTAGTGTTTGCTTGTCATACCCACTCCATTGAGCCTGTTGATTACCCTTATCATCTGAGCATATTGTTATCATTCGCATATATATATTATATCATATAATTAAGATTTCTACTAATTCGACTTCCCATACCATCCATCTCCACTACCTGATAATTTGTAATTTATTGATTTGAAACCTTTCTTGTTATTCTTGAGTTTCATCTTCTCCTTCTGTAAATCCCATATTCTATCTTTGAGTTCTAGTATCTCAT